GAAGTGGTTGATGACGTGCCTACTGCCTGCACTAATGGCTTGTATGTAAAGTATGGCCGTGCGTTCGTGGATAAGATAAGTGATATTGAATTACGTGGTGTTATCTTACACGAGAACTTGCACAAGGCGTTCCGTCACATGACTACGTGGTCTGACTTATGGAAAGAACACGCGATGCTTGCGAATATGGCATGCGACTATGTGATTAACTTAATGATACTGGACAGCGACCCAACCCAAACAAAGGTGAAGTTACCCGAGGGTGGGTGTGTGGACGAGAAGTATCGTGGGCTAGATGCTAAGACGGTGTTTAACATGTTGAAACAAGAGATGAAAGATAAGGGAGGTAGTGGGAATGAGCAGGGCAATGAACAAGGCAATGAGAATGGTGATGGACAACCAAGTGGGGGATTTGACCAACATGATTGGGAGGGAGCCCAAGAAATGTCCAAAGAAGAGAAGGATACTCTCGCACGCGAAATTGACCAAGCCCTACGACAAGGTGCAATACTAGCAGGTAAGATGAAAGGTAAGATTGCCCGTGAGATTGCAGACCAATTAGAGGCCAAGGTAGATTGGCGTGAGGCATTGCGTGATTACGTATCGTCCATGTGTGTAGAGAAAGACTATTCATCATACCGTAGACCAAACCGTAGATGGATTAACGAGGATGTGTATTTGCCATCAATGGAGGGTGAGGCACTGGGTGATATCGTAGTAGGCATTGACACGTCGGGTTCAATCGGCGGTGCTGAACTAGGGCAATTCTTAGGGGAACTGGTCTCAATCTGTAACGCGGTCAGCCCGTCCAAGGTGCACTTGTTGTATTGGGATACCGAAGTGGCAGGGCACGAGCAGTATGAAAGAGGTAGCTACGAAGGACTAATCAACAGCACTAAGCCTGCAGGTGGGGGTGGCACTGACGTTACATGCGTAGCCGAGTATATCAAAGAGCACAAGATTAAAGCAGAGTGCGCAGTTATTCTTACTGATGGCTATCTAGGTGATGGGTGGGGTGAGTGGTCTGTGCCTGTGCTATGGGGTATTACAAGCCAAGGCATTACTGCTGACGTAGGAACATCTATATACGTGGGAGATTAAGATGACTAAAGAAAAACTGATAAAGAAGTATCGTGATTGCAACGTAGATGGGTATGACTGGTGGGAACATGTATACGAGAACTTCAAGGCTGATTTAGCAGAGGAAGGCTTTGAGGTTGAGGACATACACTTTGACGGGTTCTACCACCAAGGGTCTTATGCTGACTTTACGGGTAAGATAAAAGATGTGCCTCTGTTTATGGAAAAGAACAAGGTGGATGAATTATTTCCTGCAACATACAAGCTAGCCGTTGAGGGGGGTATACAGATATATAAATCAGAGGGGGGTAGACAACGAGCTTCCTGTGTAGATGTAGATGTAAATGATTGGCAGTATTACTTATCACATGATATGGACGATGATATGCGGGCTTATTACATCCAACTATACCAAGCCAACACCGATATTGAATATCCTCATTTTGAACAGCACGTTAAAGACGCGCTATATGAACATGCCAAAGACCTGTATAGAACTCTAATGCAAGAATACGAGTATCTATGTAGTGATGAGGCTGTGTGGGAAACCATTCAGAGTAACGAATGGGATAAAGAAGTAGCTTAATTTATAAACCGTAGTTTACATATTGGAGATTTAAAAATGACTAAAACACTTAAAGTAAATAAAACAGCACATGCACGCAAACTTTGCGCTAAACACCCTGAAATGACTGCAAAAGAAATAGCGACTCAGGCTAAATGCGACTTAGCAATCGTGTATAAAATCCGTAAGGCAATGAAAGAGGCAGAGCAAGTAGAGGTAGAAGCCCCTGCAGAATTAGCAGATATGGTATATACAGTATCCCAAGGTCGTAGCAAAGGGCGTCCAAGTAATCTTGAGCATGCACTTAAATCAGTTGTAGAACTATCTGTTACTAACAAGTTGTTGATATCAATCTACGAGGGTAACGTCAATCTTACAACCGAGGAAGGCAAAGAATACTATTGCGAACCGCATCAAATATCGGGTGTAATCCAAGCCCTTAACTACCTAGAAACATTCACAACAATGGACACTGAAGGAGAGACAGAATGAGTGAGCGGAAAGTAGCTAAATGGTTCGTGCAGGTAGAGTGGGACGACGGCACTATTGAGCAATTATACGGGGGAGACATCCCCGATGTAGTAACGACGGAACTCCAGACTTATATCCAAGAACTAGAGGATTATGAAAATGGAAATTGGGATATGAATTACTTAAACGAAGGAGAGGAAGAATGATACAGAACTCAGCAGTATTGGTAGACTTAAACTTATCGGTGTGGACTGGTCGCAAGATGGACAAGAAAACATCCGATGAGGTCGTAGTCGCAAAGTCCGCGCATAGTAAAAATGCGGCATCGGTATCTAAGCACTTGTTAGCAGGTAATGATGCACTGGCTAAGATACAGAAACACGCGGCCGCTATTAGGTCTTGGCACTACGAGCAATCGTTGCCTTGGTCTGATGGTGGCTCACGCCTACTGCCTATGAAAGTATTCTTTGACTACAAGGCTAAGCTAGGGGAGTTCGAGCAGGAGTTCAATGACTTGGTGGCAGACTTCGTTAGGCAGTATCCGCTACTGGTATCAGCGGCGGCGTTTCAGCTTGGCGATTTGTTTGACCGAAACGAATTCCCTGACGCAACAACCATAGCCGAGCGGTTTAAGTTTAGGTATGTGTTTCTCCCCATCCCCGAGATGGGGGACTTCCGCGTCGATGTAGGGACTGAGATTAAAGATGAGTTGCAGTCTCAGTTCGAGGGATACTACAAGGCTAAGCTAGACGATGCTATGCAGGACATGTGGGATAGGTTGCATGACTGCATGAGTAAGTTGAGTGAGCGCCTAGACTACGCCGACGATAAGACGAGAAAGATATTTAGGGATACGTTGGTTAGTAATGCCCTAGACATCTGCAGTATGTTGAGTAACTTAAATGTTACTAATGACCCAAAGCTTGAGGATGCACGTCGCAAACTCGAGAGCACACTGATGGGTATAGATGCTACTGACTTACGTGAGGACTCGATACTACGTACCGATGTTAAGCGCAAAGTAGACGACATACTGAAATCGTTTGACTTTTAATCCGATAGGGTGTACATTGTTAAGGACTGGAGAATAAGTTTATGTTTGATTATATAGAAAAGATATTTGACGAATATGGGCATGGACTGATAGTAAAGAGCATGTATGGGTTGAAAGTTGAGCCCGACCCGAATCGTGAGCGCCGAGTGAGAGCCGTAATTGAATCGATGGGTGATAAGTATTTACTGGCTAAGCCTGTGGAGAGATTGAATGGACGACCTTAATGTAAGAGATTTATTTGCCATGATGGCTATGAACGGACTGATATCCAGTAAAGGGTATGGTTGTAGCACAAAACAATACGCGGAATTCAGCTACGAGATAGCAAATGCAATGATGAACGAAAAGGAAAAACAAGATGAGTCTGCGCGATAATGAAAGAGAAAGAGAGCGGTCGGCTAGAAAGAAAGCTGAGATAGACGCTGAAGTAAACAATAACAAAGAGATTGTGTATAACTATATCGCCGCTCGTAAAGATGTATCAGGTAAAGAATGCGTAGAGGAGTTGGGGTTCTTTAATAAAGGTAAGTGTTACTTAGAGTGGTTAGCACTGCGCGGACACTTGACTCGGGATAAAAGAACAATAGGCGGCAAACGGTTATATGTATACAACGCGGCAATACCGTATATAAAACCTATATCTGACTTACCTGCCACCCTGCCCACAAAGGACGACAAACTTGTGCAAAGTGTTACTAGGGTAATTAATCTAATGGATAGGCCTCAAGAGCCTAGGACTAAGGAAGAACGAGAAAGACTTAGACGTTCCTCTAAAAGTGTTGCCATTGGCAGTAGCATGCAGATGTTCGGGAGTTGGTGATGGAAAAACTAGACGATAAGAACCGTGAAAGTTTTGGGGAAGCCGTGCGTAGGATAGTGCTTAGCGTGCCTAATACATCAAACAATAACTTAGGCACTTTGATTGAGAACATATACCTACGTTTTCAAATAGAAGCAGAACGAGATGCAAGGGACATGGCTAATGGCAAACATGGTGATTGAGTATATTCAGTGCTACTGGGTATCGTTTACATTGGGTATGGCATGCATGTTTTTAATAGGAGAATGGAATGAGCGACGGAATGTGCGACATGAGGGAAGATGAAATACTTGAGGAGATAGCAAGGGCTGAGAACATACGCCTTACTAATGCATTGAATAAGCAGGTGGGTGGTAATCACTACGCCGAAATGCCTATACAGCCAGTGATATTTATAGTGGCTAATGAACTGGGCTTTCTCGAAGGCAACATCGTGAAATACGTTTGCAGGCACCACGCTAAGAACGGCGCAGAGGATATCAAGAAAGCGATACACTACTGCGAATTATTATTACAAACTAAATATGGAGATGAATGATGGCTTTACGTACCGGAGAAGAAATTAGTATGCTTGCCGCAAGGATAATGCTTGATTTTAATAACGATGGGGTAGAATTTCCCGATGCGATGACGGCTCTATCGTTGTCATTGGTTATGTCTGCAAAGCAAATGAGAGTAAAAAAAGAAGACTTTATTGATAACTTATCGAAAAGTTGGGATAAATTTGGTAGCAATACTAGGCAATCAAAACACTAGGGAGAATGACATGACACAAGGCGCAGGAATACCACTAACAGACGCAGAACTACGCGATACATTAAAGGCAATGCACGAGGGGTTACTAGGTATGCAGGCTAGACTTGATGACCACCAAAAAGTAATCGAGCAGATGATGTTGGTAATGCAAAACCTAACAGCAGGACAAGTACCCGACGGATTCAGACAACCAAAGAAAGGGCACTAGTATGACAAGTAAACGAACAATGCCACGATGGGTATGGTGGAAAAAGGGCGAGTGTGTAGTTGAAGTGCTAAAGACAGGCCACTTCCCGACATCCATCATAGGTAAACTGCCTAGCGGTAAAGAGTCAGAGATAGACATCGACGAACTTGACTTGCACAACGATGGGGTTGAGGTATGAGCTGGAACTATCGAGTAGTTAAGTTTGAAGGTGCGTTTGATGAGCCATACTATGAGGTAAAAGAAGTATATTACAACCGCGATGGTTCGCTCATGGGGTTCTGTGATGCAACCGTAGCAAGCGATACCTTTGAGGGTATCATCGAAGTGCTAGACCAAATGAAAGCTGACGCTCACCGTATCATAATAGATGAGGAAGAATTCTTCAGAGAGGACATAGAATGAAAATCACATTAGACTTATCAGATTCAACGCAGTTAGCTGAGATACTGGATGCCATAGTAGGCGCACACTTGAAGTCAAGTAGGAGACAGATTGTTGACTGGCACTCAACCCACCCCGACGACGTGGAGTATGACACCAAAGTAATAGGGGCATTGGATACAGTAATTGAATACTTTACGGGAGAAGATGATGCCGTGTAATCAAAACTGTGAGCAAGGGCGCAAGTGCAACTGCGACCGTAGTGGAGATAGAGCAGTAGTAATCGTGGCAACCCTACTGACCATTGCAATTCTTGCCATGGGATTTGGAGTTTATAAACTTTTTAATGGAAACAAAGGGCAAGAGTGCGCTGTGACTTTGCAGTTCAAAGATAACGTTAAGGCAACTTATATAGGTAAGACTGTTTGATATACCAAACATTTGATATATCACTTTTTTGCGTTTAATTCGTAATAGACAAAAAAGTTTGTGTTGAATAAACGGTTTAAAATTACACACAAGTCTACACTATTAGTTTAGTTTTGAACTAAAAGCGCTCACATAGTGTACAAACAGACAAAAATGTAAACCATAGGATACAGATATGAAAATAGAATTGATTGGCGACTTAATTGACCAACCCGATGGCAGTGCCATAGCCCAGCTGGATGTAGATGAGGAAGGCAAGCAGTACCTCATGCAGTTGGGCTTTGAGCGGTTAATAATGCGAGGGCTTACACTTGCTAAAAGGGAGAAGGAGAAGAAAGATGGCGAGCAAGAATGATATAACGGGGGATGCAATCAAGAGCAGGGTAAACAGTAAAGAGTTTGAGGACAACTTCGATAACATCTTTAGAAAGAACCCCAAAGACCCACTGTGTGATGTGTGCGGTAAGAGTTTGGCAGGCACTAAAGAGTGTGCGTGGACGAGTTGCCCCCTTAACTGGGACGAGACTAGAATTGATATTATTGGTCCGAACGGCAACGAAGGATTACATTACGAGGAAACATAATGGTGCTATATAAAATATCAGTGGTACATCCAACGCACGGGGAATTACTTGCTTGGGGTACAACCACTGCAGATGCACGGAAACAAAGGCATGACATGTACAGGAAGTACGAGGCAGACATTAAGCTACATCATGTCTATATAGAAAAGATGGTAGTGCCTACAAATGACAAGGCATCGTTCGCTAGGTGGATGACGACTAACTGCACTAGGGGTAAGGTATGAGCATGATTGTAGTTCATCTAGATGATACGGGTAATATAACCTCAATACAGAGAGAGAAGGAACCACAATATATACGCGGTGATTACCCTAGTTGGCTAAGGGAACGGATAGCATTGCTTAGGATGTTAGATGGGAAGGGTGATTTAGTACACTTGAAAGGGTTTAAAGTTAATCCGAATTACATATTTTTAGACGTAACAAAGAAAGAACTTACCGAAGTCGGTAAGCTATTAGGAACATAACATGGCAGTAACACCGGAAAAGAAAGTAAAACAAAAAGTAGTAAAGATTTTAGAGGAAGCGGGCGCCTATTACTTTTACCCTGTATCGGGCGGGTATGGTGCGTCGGGTGTACCTGATGTTGTTGCATGCTTCAAGAGTAAGTTCATAGGCATAGAGTGCAAAGCCGGAAAGAACGTGCCTACTGCATTACAGCTTAAGAACCTAGCGTCTATCTCAAAGAATGGTGGGTATTCACTTATCATAAACGAGGATAACATCGAGGATTTACAGCAGTGCATTACAAGGATTATGGAGGGACGATGAGAACCGTAGCACTATCAGAAGGGCGTAGAGAAACGATATACATGTTTCTAAAGAAACGCGGCGCGGCTACTGCTAGAACAGTGGCTAAAGAATTTGATATATCCCAACGCACGGCAAGCCGACATTTAAATTGGCTGTTAGAGGAGGGGTATATTGTAGTGGCTCGGTCTGAGCCTACGAGGTTTTCAAAACACCCCGTTAATTTTTATTCATTAGTTGGAGATGACGTTCATGCACGATAAAGTTGAAGCATTACTTAGAGAGTACAAGTCTGATATATGCGAAGAAGTTAGGGCATTACTAGACCGCATGGATAAATTCCCCGAGGAGTTTATTGAAGACAGGCTAAACAATAAATGGTATAAAGTTAGACAGGCTCTTGACGACGGTGAAGATGAGTCCCCGTTTACCGTAGGGGAATACCGTGCCCTGCATAATAAACTAGCCGAACTAAAACGAAATGAACTTAGGCAGTCTATACTTAAGACCATAGTGCATGCGGCCGAGGATTACGACTTAACATACGACGACAAAAATAGAAAGGCGGCAATTAACGCTCTCCGACTGCCAACTACAGCCTCAACGCTATCGCTGGGTAAGGTAACACTAAACTCAACAGAGCTTGCTATGATAAAGAAACTTGCGAAAGAAAAAAATAACCAATGAACATAATCACACTAGACTTCGAGACTTTCTACGATAGGGATTGGTCTTTAACTAAAGTTACTACCGAGGAGTATATCCGTAGCCATCGCTTCGAGGCCATCATGTGCGGGGTTAAAGTCAATGAGGAGAAGCCTTACTGGATTACGGGCACTCGGGATGAAATGAAATCACAATTACAATCCCTTGACTGGGCTAACTCCGCCTTACTCGCACACAATACTATGTTTGACGGTGCGATACTATCATTTGTATTTGACTGCCATCCCAAAGTCTTACTAGATACATTATGTATGGCTCGTGCATTGCATGGGGTTGAGGCAGGCGGTTCCCTTAAAGCACTGGCTGAGCGGTACGAGATTGGGGTTAAGGGCAACGAGGTTATCAACGCTATGGGCAAACACCGCGCAGACTTTAGCACGGAAGAACTCGAGCGCTATGCCGAATACTGCGTCAATGACGTGGTGCTTACCTACGACCTATTCCAAATCCTAGTTGCCAAATTCCCACCCAAAGAACTAAAAGTAATTGACCTTACATTAAAGATGTTTACCGAGCCTGTGCTTGAGTTAGATGCACTGATGTTAGAGCAACACATGCGCATTGTCTGCGACAAGAAAGCCAAGCTACTCGCGGCTTGCGAGACAGAAAAAGAAATGCTGATGTCTAACGAAAAGTTCGCAGGACTACTACGCCAATTACAGGTAGACCCCCCAATGAAGACGAGCCCAACCACGGGCAAACTTACCTATGCATTTGCCAAGAGCGATGAAGAGTTCAAAGAACTACTAGACCACCCTGACTTACGTGTTCAAGTTTTAGTGGCAGCCAGACTCGGAAATAAATCTACTCTGGAAGAGTCTCGAACTCAACGCTTCATGGGAATAGCCAACCGCGGATTGATGCCAGTACCCCTAAGATACTACGCCGCGCACACGGGACGGTGGGGTGGTGACGACAAAGTAAACCTACAAAACTTGCCATCACGCGGACAAAACGCAAACAAATTGAAGAAGTCTATCAAAGCCCCCGAAGGCTACGTAATGATTGACTGTGACTCGTCACAGATTGAAGCACGGGTACTTGCATGGTTAGCAGGACAGGACGACTTAGTAGAAGCGTTCGCTAAGGGTGAGGATGTATACAAGATTATGGCAAGTAGTATCTACTCTAAACCCGTAGAAGAAATAGAAAGCTTTGAACGCTTTGTGGGTAAGACCACAATTCTAGGCTCAGGGTATGGCATGGGTGGAGATAAGTTTCACGGTCAGCTAATTACGTCAGGCGCAGAACTAGACTTGCAAGAGTGCAAACGTATTATCTCGGTGTACCGTGCAACCTACTCGAAGATTCCAGCATTGTGGCGCCAAGCCCAACTATGTATTGAGGCGATGATATCAGGCAGTGCATGTACGCTAGGCCGAGAAGGTGTAATTAGGTTTGACCCCGACATGAAAGGCTTCGAATTACCCAACGGCTTATGGCAACGGTATGATACTATTAGGCAGGGCACTAACAAAGAAGGGTACCCTGAGTTTTCATACAAGACTCGCAAAGGCCAAGTTAAGTTGTACGGTGGTAAGCTTATAGAGAATATATGCCAAGCACTTGCTAGGTGCATTATTGCAGAACAGATGGCATTGATTGCTAAAAAGTATCGGGTTGTACTAACAGTTCACGATGCTATCGGCGTGATTGCGCCCGTCGCAGAAGCAAAAGAAGCACAGACTTACGTAGAAGAATGCATGCGTTGGATACCGAAGTGGGCCACTGGCCTACCTTTAAATTGTGAATCAGGTATTGGGGAGAGTTATGGTGATTGTTAATGGCTAAGTACACGTGGTCGTATAGTAGTTTGAATTTGTTTTTGCAATGCCCGCACAAGTACTTCAGGCTTAGAATTAAGAAAGACATAGTAGAACCACCCGCAGACCACTTGCTATATGGGACGATGGTGCACGAGGCCGCTGAACTATACATGCGAGATGGTACGCCGATACCTGAGAAGTTTATATTCTTGCAAGAACAACTAAGACCCTTAGAACAGATAGAGGGCGATAGATACTGTGAACATAAGATGGGCTTGAAGGAAGACCTAACCCCCTGTGACTTCTATGACCCTGAAGTTTGGTGGCGTGGCGTAGCTGACTTGTTGATTATTCGTGCAGATAAGGCGTTCTTAGTAGACTACAAGACGAGCAAGAACAGTAAGTATGCAGACACTAAGCAGTTAGAAATATTATCTTTAGCTGTGTTTAAACACTTCCCCGACGTTAAAAAGATTAAAGCGGGCTTGATGTTTGTAGTGGCAAATGATTTTGTAAAAACAGACTTTACAAATGACAAGCAACATATATACTGGATGAAATGGTTGGAAGACACCAAGCGTTTAGAAGCCTCGATTGAGAAAGAGGCATGGAGCCCGAAACCTAACTTCACTTGCAAAGGTTGGTGCCCAGTAGTAGACTGTCACCATAATACACGGAGTTAACTATGGCTACAAAGAAACGAGATTACAAGCAAGACTATGAATTGCAACAGAAACGCGGCGAGTTACCTAACCGCATGGAACGCCAACGTGCACGTAGAGCCCTAGATAAAAAAGGGGTTGACCGCACGGGTAAAGACGTAAGTCATGTAAAAGCATTAAGCAAGGGTGGTTCAAACTCAGATGGCTACTACTTAGAAGAGCCGAGTAAGAATCGAGCAAGAAACTATAAAAAGAAAACAGTAAAAAAATGAATTACGACAAGTCTCTAGTCCGTTAGGTGTGAGTGGGATTAGAGAGCCGCGATAAATCGGTTCATGGCAAACAACACCAATTGAAGTAGTGCAAACCTTTCGTATTGTATGACTCCGCGCTACGATTTAATCGACTGACCCACGAGACGGGTCACTTACAACGCCAATCGAAACATCGATATGGTGCAATTCTCTATCGCCGACGGGGGCATTTAGTGCAAATTATTGACAACAAAGCATTGCTATTGAAAGTGCGTGACCCACAAAAAATTACAACGGTCATACCAAAAAGCAAGCTATTAGATTCAGGTGAAGTGTTAGTACATTGGGGTTTAGAAGAATCTCAAGTGCTTAAAAACTTACGCTATAAAAGCGTACCTAGTCCCATTTTGGGACACTACCAGTGGCCTGGCCTGTACAAGCCGTTCAACCACCAAAAGACAACAGCGGCCTTCCTAACCCTGCATCGCAAAGCATTTTGTTTTAGTGAGATGGGTACAGGTAAAACAGGCAGTGTTATATGGGCGGCTGACTACCTAATGAACATAGGTGCTGTTAAACGTGTTTTAGTATTGTGCCCACTATCAATCATGCAGTCCGCATGGCAAAACGACATCTTTAAGTTCGCGCTCCACCGTACATGTGTGATTGCGCATAGTCATTCCCGAGAGAAACGTATCAAGGCTATCCACAGTGACGCCGACTTTGTTATATGCAACTTCGATGGGCTAGAGATTATTGGTGAGGAAGTGGCAAAGAGTGGGTTTGATTTGATTGTAGTAGACGAAGCCAATGCCTATAAGAACCCACAGACTAAACGATGGAAAGTGTTGAACTCCCTAGTAAAGCCTGATACTTGGTTATGGATGATGACAGGTACTCCAGCGGCACAATCCCCCACAGATGCCTTTGGGTTAGCTAAGCTAGTCAGTCCTACTTCAGTGCCTAAGTTCTTCGGTGGGTTTAGGGACATGGTGATGCAACGCCTAACGCAGTTCAAGTGGGTACCCCGTGCAAGGTCAGAGGATATTGTATTCCAAGCACTTCAACCAGCCATACGTTTTACCAAGGAAGAATGCTTAGACTTACCCGAAGTTACCCATGTATTTAGGGAGACCCCACTATCTAAGCAACAAGTAAAATACTACGAGCTACTACGCAAACAGATGACTACTGTAGCGGCAGGGGAAGAAATAACCACAGTCAATGCGGCCGCCAATCTAAACAAACTATTGCAGTTAAGCGCAGGTGCAGTCTACTCGGATAGTGGAGAAGTCGTGGCGTTCGATTGCGCTGAGCGTATGAGTGCTCTGAAAGAAGTTATAGAAGAGGCTAGTCACAAGGTACTAATCTTTGCTCCGTTCAAACATGTTATTCATCAGATTTCAAATGAGCTAACGGCAAGTGGGATTAGTAACGCTATCATCAATGGGGAAGTATCTGCTACTAAACGGACATCAATCTTTGCACAGTTCCAAGATACGCAAGACCCGAAGGTACTAGTCATTCAACCACAAGCCGCGGCACACGGGGTAACACTTCATGCGGCAAACGTAATTGTATGGTGGGCACCGATTACTTCTATCGAGACCTACTTGCAAGCCAATGCCCGCGTACATCGCGCAGGACAACGAAACCCAGTAACTGTAGTGCACTTACAAGGCAGTCCCGTAGAGGCCCGCGTGTACAAGATGTTAGACGAGAAAGTCGACATCCACTCTCGAATGATTGATTTGTATAAAACAGTTATAGAAGAAGGTTGACATTGTTAAACATAAGGAGTAAGATGGAATTTCACTGGATATAAGGAGGTACTATGTCAGAAGAAAAAGTAGACTTAGCTAAGAAGTTGGTTAAGATTTACGTAAAAATTAGGGACAAACGCAGAGCAATTTCTGCGGCTTATGAAGAGGAAGA